GTGGATCTCACAAAGCGCCAGACCTTGCCGGAGATGGTTCTCAATTCATTGGGAGCCGTCCGACGCTTTGTTTTGTGGGTGTGGACCAAGATTCGTGAGGCCTGTGGCCCACGAGTGCTTGATGACATTGAGATGCAGGAGATTGAACTGAACTTGGTGTCGTTGGGGTGGTCGTTTGCGAAAGCTGCGGGAGCAGATTCGTGGACTGCCATGCTCGGATCCAGCTTGCAAAGCTTCGGACTCGTCAAAAACTTGATGACCAAACAGACCAGCTTGATGGAGCGCTACCCGCTTCTATCAATGCTCGGGGAGATGCTGCTGAAGGTGGGCTATGCCGTTGGCTGCGCGATGTGGGAGGAGGCTTCTAAGAGGAGAAATGCGATTTTCGCGGTGGTTATTGCCGTGGCAGAGTCGATTCTCGTTATTGGTCGCCAACTGCTTTTGGGAGAAGATCTGGAGGTGCTGCCCCAGGTGGTGGGACGTGTCGTCGCCCACACCTTGACACTTCTGATCCCGCTTCCGATTGCGGTTTTGGTCCATTCGATGGTGAATCTGGTGCATGCCGATTTGTCTCATGGAACTACCTCTTTCGTGCGTGTCATACTGTCCCACCTGAGGACTCTGGAGGACCAGGAAGTCGAAGAGGTGTCGATTAGCGTTTCGCAGCGTGTGCTGCAGACGGCGAAAGGCACTCCCGACGGAATGGAGGTTCAGATTGCCGATCAGTGGATCCCTGCACCCGCCGTTGTCGAAGGACTGGCGGTGATGCAATCCAAGGTGCAAAGGTCGGAGACCAATATCGTAGACTGTCGGGCGTCACGTAGCATGCGCAAGCCTGCTAGGACCGCAGAGAACGAAATGGCCACCTATGCATTCCGGAACCGAGACCCCCCGCCATTCTTGGCAGACGTGGGGGAGTGGAAGAAGGCGGACAGGCGTTTTGACGAACTTGTCACTTCCAAGCTGGCTGTTCCTCTTAAGCTTTTGGAGCTGGAGGAGGTGTTGGAACACTTGAAGCCTAGAGTTACCCCAAATCGTTATCAGAAGTACGTGCGCGCAGTTGAGCTCATTCGAGAAGGACGCCATAAGTTTAAGCCCGAGGAAACTATGGTGAAGACCGACGAGACGCTGGCTTTGCGCACGGAACTGGAGAGCGGAGAAGAATACGCCAAGGTTCGCACCATCATTTCGGTGCCTCCACAGAACCATGTGGACTTGATGCGTTTTACCATCCCGTTTTCCAAGGAGTACGTTCGAAGCCTGAACAGCAGTGTTTGGTTTTGCGTTCCTGGGGTGGGTTTGACCACGGTTCCCGTCGAGGGTTTTCCGAGGTTTGAATTCACCATGACCATTCCTTACGGCTGGGTGCCTGAGGATTTGGACCAGTGGATGCGAGATCGGCGTCAGCGCTATGGGCTTCACGTGATTCTCCTCTGTGACGACAGCTATTTCCTCCATGTGACTGATGTGGGAATTGAAGCTGCGGCTCTGGATCTTAAGCAATGCGATAAGACGTGTGGT